CCGCTCATTGAACGTCTGTTTGGTCTTCCGCTCCACCACTTTTCGAACCAACCGATTGTGTTTTGACACATACTACCTGTCTTGACGAACTTGTTGAAGTCTTTTGCCAACTCAATGACCGCATCGGTCTTGGTCTCGTTCTTGTCGTACATTCCCATTAGGATTGGTCTGACTGCATTCCAAAACCCTCGTATGCTCTTACCATTGACTCCATAGTCAAGTATCAAGTACATTAGCTCGTATCGTCTCATCATCTGCTTAACTGACTGCACTCTGCTCGGTATACGGAACTCGATGCACTCGTCAACGATTTTGCAAACAGAGTATTTTACAACTTGGTTTTGGCTTCTGTCCAAACGAAACTCACTCATCATTCTTGGATTCCAATGACAATAGTGATTCGACAAACGATGTCTGAACACTGACAACAGGATTGATGCATATGGAGCAACTTTATCAGCCAACTCTTGACCTGTCAACCCTTGACAAGCAACTGTGATGTGACCACCACAACTGCTATCACTCGGACTGAACTCATCATTGATGATGTGCTTGGCTTCAACAAACATATTGAACACCTTTGTTCGCCACATTGACTTACCTACCAAAGGTAGAACGTGTGTGACTGCTTCATAACCGCAACTGCTATCAGTCTCAAACCCACAAAATAATGGGTACTCCTTGATTGAACTCCTGTGCAACCTCGTTTTCTCGATTTCAAAACCGATAGTGAACTTGCTCTCGAACTCGTCTCCGTCTACAACAACATTGGTTCTGTCTGTAGATTGCAACCCTTTGATTTCAGATTGCTTTGCTTTGGTTCTGAAGATTGGACTTGGTTTGCTATGGTAGGATGATACACTACCACGTCTGTCTGTATCTCTAACTTCTTCGAACCTTGTTACTAAATTATTCATTGTGCTACGTGTTTTTTGTGTCTTTGAAGACACTGATTAAGAATTGATTTGTTCTAACTGATTAACTAACGAAATAAACAAAAGGTCAATTTTGCTTTGGATGTTCTCGTCTTCGATTGAACCGCTAACTTTCACACCGCTCTCGGTCAACCTTACAGAGTAACCGCTCTCGCCATTCAAACCATTCTTTGCGATGCTGAATGTGGCAAAGGTTTTTTCACTTGCAACTTCGGTTTCCTCTCCATTGATTTCTGCTTTCGCAAACTTCAATAAACTCTCGATACTTCTGTTAGCATCCTCGCCATTATTCTCTGACTTGGTGCATTCTCTTTTAAACTTCGTAACGATTCTTTGGTTTTCTTCTTGCAGTTTACCCGCCTTGACCATTTTGTAACCGAACGACTTCTGCCAACCGAATACCCTGTTGAAAAAGACTTCTGTGTTACTCCATTCGATACCATTGTCTTCGAGTAGTGACTTGGTCTCACTTGACTTGAACCACTCTACTGATTGGCTTACTAACTTCGCTAACTTTAGCGACTTGTCGAACTTCGACTTCTTTGCATCGGCAACCTCACTCTGTAGATTGAAGATTGATTGAAAGTTTACATTCGAACGTACTTCGGCAGTGTTTAAAAAGTCTGCCTCGATTTGCATTAAATTACTCATAACTATTTGATTTTTAAGTGTTTACGTTTAATTGAGGACTATTCCTCGTTCATTCATAGTGCAATATAAGTATAATAATCCGTTCTACAATAGGTTTTGTTTCGTTTTTTCTCATCCTGTGTCTAATTCTCTTTTGTCTTTTGATTGTCAACAGGTTACGTCAAACGTGTTCCTTGTCTTTTGTAATGGCTTAAAAAATATCGCTGAGGGGTTAAGGGGAATGTCTTTGTATGTGTCTTCAAAGACACTTGTCTTTACTCTGTGGGACAGGGGAAGGTGGAACGAGGGAAGGTGGAACAGGGAACGAGGGAAGGCAAACGAGAAACGACAGGAGGGTAACAGGTCCAAAGGAGGTCAACAGGTTAGCGACAGGGGTACAGAAAAAAGGCAAAAAAATCAGAACCGCAGATACAAAATGCCGACCCCCCCGCTCAAAAAAAAATGGGTTTCGTTTGTGGGGTGTGCAGACGTAGGGTGGGGGGAACCCAAACAGTATATACACCTAAAGAAAAATTTACTATCTTTGTAGAAAAGCAACAGATATGAAAAATTTCAATATCCCTCCAAGTATGATAGGCTATGATGTAAAGGATGGTCGTTTGATTAATAACGCTCCTGAGCCGGAGATGGGTATAGCCAAGCTGATTAAAATGAAGAACTCTATCAAAAGGTACGACAAAGTACAAATGATAGCAGAAGGTAATGAAATAGCTAAGGCTAACATAGACCTATTCAAAAGATAAAAAGAACTATAAGTGTCGTAAATTATAGTGTTTGATGTTTGATAAGAAGAGGGGAACCCATATGGTTCCTCTTTTTTTGTGTTTATATTTTATATATAGTGTTAACTTTGTGTTGACTTTGTGTTAAGTTTTATTATAATAACTTATTGATAATCAGTTAGTTAGATTAAAAAGTGTTGAAATGTTAAGTTTAAAGCCTCGTATATAGAAAAAAGTATATAGACAATAGGAGGTAGTAGTAGTATATAGAACACTGAACTCGTCACAATTTTGATATTAAAATATATTTCTTACTTTTGTGCAAAGTAATTTAATTAAATAAATATGCAACAAGGATTCACTCCCAAAGAGCTTCACTTCTCTGATGACGGTCGAGGCAAACTAATCAAAGGAATAAACCAAATATCTAACGCAGTAAAGTCCACACTTGGACCAAGAGGTAATACTGTACTAATAGAATCTCCTGAACACTTACACGGAATCACAGTTACAAAAGATGGTGTAACTGTAGCTAAGTCCATATCGCTTATGGACCCGGTCGAGAACCTTGCGGTTCGTATGATGAAAGAGGCTGCAGACCGAACTGCTTCCGCAGCAGGGGATGGTACAACAACGGCTATCGTATTAGCCGAAGCAATTGTAAATGCAGGAACCGAATTAATTGACGACACAGTCAATCGAACGGAGATTCTTAGACACCTTGTAGATGAAACCAAAGAGATAGGCAAGACGCTAAAGCTGAAAGGCAAAAAGTTAGACGACAAGAGGCTACGTGATGTTGCCGTTATTTCAGCTAACAACGATGCCAAGATAGGCGGTATCATTGCAGACGTATACGAAAGCGTAGGGAACGATGGTGTAGTCACGGTAGAGAAAAGTAAAACATCAGCCACATATTTTGAAACCACAAAGGGGATAAAAGTAAAACGAGGATACGCATCTACTTTATTTATCAATGACCAAAAGCGTGATGAGTGTGTCTTCGAAGACACTTATGTTTTGGTATGTGATACTGAGATTAGTAATATACTACAAATAGAAAACATTTTAAAACCAATCATTCAAGAGGGTAAGAAACTTTTGATGATTGCTCCAACCTCAACTAATGTAACAAATACATTAGCAGCTAACGTAATCAAGAATGGTCTGAAGATATGTACTATCAATCCACCTGATTTTGGATACCGCCAACACGAACTAATGCAAGACATTGCAATTAGCGTGGGTGCTACTTACTTCAGCGAAAAAACAGGCGATGATTTGAGCTTGATTAGTTTCAACGATTTGGGTCACTGTGCTAAGGTGATAGTTAGTCGGGACTCAACGGTCATCGTCAAAGACGATAAGGAAACCTCCACTGAAGTCTTGGATAGAGTAGCTCAGTTGCAGGATACTCATAAAAACACCAAGAAGAAAGAAGACAAGGAATTTATCAATCAGAGGATAGCTTCCTTGTCAGGAGGTATAGGTGTAGTTTATGTGGGTGGAAATACAGACCTTGAGCAAAAAGAATTATATGACCGTGTTGATGATGCGGTATGTGCAGTTCGCTCCGCACTTGAAGAAGGTATACAACCCGGTGGAGGACTCACGTTATTTAATCTTCATAAAACATATTCAATCAAAAAAGATGCTGAAAAAAATTCAGCGAAAAAAATCGCTTATGCGATTTTAGATGAATCATTGAAGGCTCCACTATATCAGATTTTAGAAAACGCAGGATTAGATGCTGAAGAAGTATATAAAGACTGTAAAGGTGCATTGTATGGATACGATGTGAAAAACGAGAAGTACGGATACTTGATGACACTCGGAGTCATAGACCCTGTGAAAGTTACAAGACAAGCTCTGCAAAATGCAGTATCAGTAGCCGTTACTATATTATCAACCAATGCTATCGTGACTATGGCACGTAGCTATGAAAAAGAATAAAATGGCAATCACTAATCAAATTTTTGAACACTTCCGAATGCAGGAAGAAAAAAAGAAACAAGCAGTAAATTTTTTAAGAAGAGACGGATACTCTGTAAAAAAAACAAAAGAGAATGAAAGCAATAGGCAAGAACATAGTAATTGAAAAGATAGAAGAAGAAGTAACCACTGATAGCGGTTTGCTTTTATCTAATGAAGATGCTAAGGCTTTCAGGTATCAAAAGGGAAAAGTTTTATTACCCGGTACAGAAGTTTGTCATCTAAAAGAAAATGATATTATATACTACGACACACGTCAAGCATATACTCTTGTAATTGATGGAACTCAATCCACAATCATTCAAGAGAGAGATGTCGTTGTTGTCGAATAAAATCATTCATTGACATAATTGCTTCTCGGTATCTCCTGTCCGAGTAAGAAACATTTTTTAAAAACATAGGATTTTGTGATGGCGATGTAGGCAACTCTTCGCCATTTAGTTTTTTATATATAGATGTAATCACACGTTTTGCTTTGTACGATAAACTGTACAACCCTTTAGTCTTTCCCTTTCTTTTTCTAAACACTTCAATCCATCCGTCACGCAGTAGATTGTCGAATCGGTTTTCATCCCAAGATAGAATGCGGTCAAATTCTTCGAACTTATCTTTTGAAAAATAATTTTCTGAGTTTAGGAAAAGAATCACATCAAGGTCTGATTGTGTCAATCCGTATTTTACTTTGATGTATTGACGTATGACTCTCCAAAATTTCAAGTAGTCGTTGTTCAAAATTAAATAGATTAAAATTATTAACTTTGTACAAAGATAAAAAATCTATGGCAAAGGGTAGAACTAAGAAAAAAGGCAACAAGATTTGTTCAGCAGGAATCGCTTGGGCAAAAAGAACTTTTGATACCTACCCATCTGCTTATGCTAATATGGCAGCGAGTAAGTATTGTAAAGACCCCAACTACGCTAAAAAAGCTAAAGGAAAAAAGTAATGGATGCAAAAAAATTAAAACAGATAGCTTCTGAGCTAAGAAAGGCTTCAGCTATGCACAAAGGTCAAGCAGCAAAAATTGACCGTATGCTAAAATCATTAAAGAAAAAGAAATGAGTAAGCTAAGTAAAAAGCAACGTAAAATCGCAAGAGCAGCTATGCCTTTAAATAAAATAACAAAGGCAGACTTTGATGTCCTTAAAAAAAGAAAAAAGAAATGAGCAAGTTAAGTCCGGGTAGTAAACACAGAAAACCAAAGGTAGTAGGGGAAGTGAGACCTATATCTGATTTAGGAATAACCCCTGAAAGCACAAGGCTTACAGGCACTATTCCTGTTGGAGGTAAAGGAATTAAAGGTGCAATAAAATATGGAGCTAAAGCAGTAAAGTATATTAGAAAGAAAATAAAAAATAAAAAATAGAAATTATGCCAACAGTAAGTTATAGTTGTCCTGATACGGGCAAGAAAATGAAAAAGTCTTTTCCATATAATGCTATGGGGAAAGCACAAGCTCACACATTCGCTAAAACAATGGGTGGTTCGCTTAAAAATAATCCTAATAAAAAGATGACCGAAGGAGGTTACTAATGGGAGAGTTAAAAAAATGGCGAGACGAAAAATGGGTCCGCATAGGACTTGATGGTTCTATTAAAGGTGCTTGTGGAACAAGCAAAGATAAAAAGAACCCTGACCGTTGTTTGCCGTTAGCTAAAGCTAAGTCAATGACTAAAGCTGAACGAGCAAAGACTGCTCGAAAAAAGAAACGTGCCGGAGCAAAAGGTAAAACAGTAGTAGCCAACACAAAGGCAGGTAGAGTAACAAAACGATATACGACTTAAAAGATAATGGCTGATAAAAGTAAAATGAAATGCAACAAAGTAGTTGCATCAGATAGAGCCGGTAAGAAGAGAATGGTAAAAGCCTGTGAGAACGGCAAAGAAAAACTAATTCACTTCGGAGCAAAAGGATATGGACATAACTATTCTTCTGCTGCTCGTAAATCTTTCAAAGCTCGACACAAGTGTAATACTGCAAAATCAAAACTAACTGCAAGGTATTGGGCGTGTAAAAACTTATGGGCAGGTAAGGGCGGTTCAACCAAGTCAAGTCCAAAAAGTAAGCGAGGAAAATACTAAAAAAACTTTAGTATCTTTGTAAAATATAAAATTAGAAGTTATGGCAATACCAATCGGAACAAAGTTTCACGGAGTCGCACCTGATGTGGAAACTAAAAATTTAGGCTCCCAACAGTCAAATGCTCAGCGTGATGTTTATACTTTTCCTGATGATTTCAAATCTTTGTCATATTTATCCTTTGCAGGTACTATGATTAATATGGGAAGTCTTGCTACCGCAAGTCCACTTGGTGGAGACACTGCTGACTTTGGTACTACGAAGTCAACTGCACAAGACCACATTGGATTTGTAATTCTAAGTGTTCCTTGCAAAGTAGTTTCTGCCGGTTGGCAATGGGCATCAAATAACCCAATTCAGAATGCAGCAGGTCAAGGCTCAGTAAAAACTTTATCATTCAAACTTTCTTCAGCTCCATTAGGAGTAAAAATGACAGACGCATCTCAATGGACTGATTATCCTATGAGCACAACAGTACCTTCAAATCAGCTCTATCCCGGATTCACGGAAGATGTTTCGGGTTTAGGAATTGAACTACCTGCAGGTAGTGTTATTACTATTACTGCAACTACTGATACTCAGTTCGCAGATACAGGGGAAGAAGCTAACGTAAGTATAACCCTTCAACCTGTATAAGATGGCGAAGAAAGCAGATATAGAAATTAAAAAAAGCAACGCAGGTAAATTTACCTCGTGGGCAAAAAAGAATATGCCGGGAAAATCGGTATGTGACGCTGCATCAGCAGTAATGAAAAGTAAAAATAATTATAAACCCAATGTAGTTAAGATGGCGAACTTCGCTAAAAACTTTGGCTGCAGTAAATAAGTAATGTTATGAAACAAGGTTACAACGCAAGACTTGATGAGTCTATCGGAAACAAGCACAAGGGTTCGCATTCTCAATCACTAAAAGATAGAAGAGACGAATCAAAAGGAATGGCAAAAGCTATGACAGGTCACGCTTATAGTGGAGACCACAATATGGATAAACACTATCCATCAAGTGTAAAAGGACATTTATCTAAACTTATAAAAAAGTAAAAATAAATGGGTAAGTTATTTGTAAAAATTGGATTATGGATACAAGGCATTTGGTGTAAGTTCCAATGCAATTGGAATTGGCTTATAGCAAAGTTTTTGTTCAAGGTAGAATCCTGTCCAAATAAACTATGTACTTGTAAGAAATGAATTGGAATGAAAAATCAAAAGGCTTTGGCGACACAGTTGCTAAGGTAACTCAAATAACAGGTATTAAGTCTGTTGTTGATACAGTCGCTAAAAAAGTAGGGAAGGACTGTGGATGCGGAAAAAGACGTGATACACTAAATCGTATAATTCCCTATAAAGATTAATTATGGCATATCAAAAGTTACAACAAACAAGAGCTATTCAGGTTATACCTGCTGATGGTGTAGTTGTTCCAAATCCGGGCGGAGAAGTTGCTTCAGGTCAAAACACCTCGTTGCTACAAGACCACCTTGTTGATAGTAATGCTTCGTTTGCCGGAAAGGTAAATGTAGGTGCCACTGTGTATAACATTAATGGAGCTAATGCTGCTACTGTTACTGCAGTATCAGAAAACTCTTTAAGGTTATCTGCTGATATATTTGTAGGTGCTGCCGGAAAGCAGTACATAGTTTACAATATAGACAGTATTGGTCCTGTATTATATACAGGCTCAGGTGGGCAGATTAATGTTTACACTGCAGGGAATGATTTTGTATCACTCAAAAATGTTCAACCGGGTGTAGTTTTACCATTGATGGTAAAAACTGTAGAAGATACAGGAACAAACGCAACAGGAATAATAGCACTTTGGTAAAATGGATTATAAACTCACAACAACTTTAGGTATAGAAGACATTGAAGTTGTTTACGAAATTGTAGAAGAGAATGGCTCAGATAGACAAAAATTCGACTTTCAGTTTAACGATTAAAGACGCAGCAGGATTGGGAGTATTTGTGGTGGGCATATTAAGCGTCTACTTTTCATTAAAATCAGACATTGCATTAGCAATGGAAAAACCCGAGCCGGTTATTTCGGAACAAGAGTACCATTATAAAGATGAGATTGTAAGAAAAACAATTATGCTTACTCAACAAGATGTTGATGGGATAAAAGACGATGTAGAAGAAATAAAAGAAACATTAAAAACACTTGAACAACGATTATATGAAATTCAATAAGTGATGAAAAAGATTGCTCCTTTATTAGTTTTGTTAGTAGGAACTTTATTAGTTTCTCCTGCAAAACCTATCGAGGAAGAGAAATTAATTAACACGCATAAATTAACTGTACTTCAAATTAATGCAAAATGGAACTCTGCCAATGCAATAGATATAGACAAGTTGAAATACTGTAATATCGAATGGGCATATATCGAAGACCAAAAACAAAGTGTCAGGCAAAAGTTCAAAAAGATTCCCTTTATAATTATCAAAGAAGACGATGAACCATTATTAGTGTGGGAAGGTAACATTATGTTTGAACCAACAGTTACCTTAGAACAATTACAAACACACGTAAATAATTTTAAATAATGGCTAAACTACACATCGCCACTTATATCAAAAAGACTTATAAGAAAAGACCGGGAGTGCATTCAAAGAATGCATCAAAAGGTCAATCCGGTTATAAAAAAAAATATAGAGGGCAAGGAAAATGATACCATCAGAAATTAGAAAAATTATAATACACTGTTCTGCGACAAGAGCAGGAGACGATTCCGTAGATGCTGAAGTTATTGATAAATGGCACAAAGCAAGAGGATGGAAAGGAATAGGATACCACTTTGTAATTCTTATAGACGGAACAATTCAAACAGGTAGAAAAATAAATGTTGTTGGAGCTCACACAAAAGGTTTGAATAGTGAATCTTGGGGGATATGTTACGTAGGTGGAGTTGAACAAAATGGCAAAACTCCAAAAGACACAAGAACTGAAAAACAAAAAGACTCTTTAGCATACCTTTTGTACTTCCTGAAGTTACTTGCACCTAACGCTACCATACACGGACACAGAGATTTTTCAGATAAAGCGTGTCCAAGTTTTGATGCTACTGAAGAGTACAAATCAGAAAATTGGAAAAAGCTATGAAAGAGATATTAAAAAAGATATTTGGACTTGATAACTTAGGTCAGAAAGTTGGAGACCTTGTTGATAGGTTTGTTCAAACCAAAGAAGAAAAAGCTGAGTTTGAAAAAGAACTTACACAGATATTCATTGAAGCTGAAAAAGATATGCAACAAAACGTAACGGAACGATGGAAGGCTGATATGGCTTCAAGCGGTTCGTGGCTTTCAAAGAATGTAAGACCATTGGTTTTGTTGTTCTTAGTAGTATCAACTGTAGTGATGGTGTTTATAGATTCAGGTGCTATAAAATTTAACGTAGAAGAAAATTGGGTGGACTTACTTCAGATAGTTTTAATCACTGTGATTTCAGCATATTTTGGTGGAAGGTCGTTCGAAAAGATTAAAAATAAAAAATAGTATCTTTGTAAAACAAAATTAAATCAAATGACAAAGTTAAGTACAGAAGAGTTAGATGAACTTCAAAATTTAAACACGGAGTTTACAAAACTAAAAATATCTCTTGGGGATTTAGAAATTCAAAAGAGTCAAATCATTTCTGAAATCGCAGCTATAAAAATTAAGTTCGGTCAGAATGAAAAGAAGTTAATTGAAAAATATGGACAAGATTCTGTTATCAATATACAGACAGGAGAGGTCCAACAAAAAAAGTAAAAGATGTCAAAGATAAGTTCATATCCTATTGTTACTGCTACCGAGCAAGACCTTATTGTTATAAGTGAAGTAAATGGAAACCCATCTGATGTAACTAAAAACATTCAGGTTAAATCTATTATTGATTTAGCAGGAACTGCAATTATTACAGGGATGATAAACAACTTTGCATCTCAGGGGTCAGGTGGATATGACTTTATGGAATGGACTTCAAATGTTACTCCTGACACACAAATACCTTTGTTTAAAGTACCTTGTGATATGCAACTTCAAAAAGTTGGATACATTTGGTGTGGTGCTGCACCTTTGACTATTACAGGTACAGACAATATAACTATAAGTATTGGTCAAATACCTGACGACCCACTTATGCCGGGTTCAGGTCAAGACGCAGTTATTGGAAATTATGTAGAAGACCACAAGATTGTTACTTTTGATAATACCAATGATGGCACAAGACCTTCAGGAATCAGAAACTTTACGAGTTTGCAAACTCCATATAATCTCCAACAAGGAGACAACCTTGCAGTTATAGCAACAGAAGTAGGTACAATTATGCCGATGGATGGAGAACTTTCATTGTCTTTTTACTTTAGATTAATAAATAGTTCCGGCTACTAATATAATGAAATGGATATACGTAAAATCTCAGTTGGTCCTGATTACAAGTCAGGAGCAATGCACTACTTGATAGGACAAAGTGTTTTAAATGCAACACATAGCATTCACTTAATAAAACATTACGAAGAGACAGATTCTATAAAAATATGGATAGAAGATGAGGATGGAGTAGTAACGTGTTGGAAAGAGTTTAATTCCAATATGCCTATATCCATTGAGTACAATATAAACTTCTAATGAAATCCATATATCAGTTTATAGTTAAACCTGTAGACAACAAAAGATACAACAATACTAAAAATATAGGCGGTATTGACTTTGTTGTCAGCACATCTGAAGAAGATGTATCAGCTTCAAATCGTGAAGCAATAGTCATAGAGACTCCACTAAGTTACAACGGACCAATATCAAAAGGAGATACATTGTTAGTACATCACAATGTATTTAAGTTCTATAATGATATGTATGGTAGAAGGCAAAGTGGAAAAAGTTTTTTTAAAGAAAACATTTTCTTTGTAGACTACGACCAATTTTTTGCATACAAAAAAGAAGACAAGTGGTACGGTTATGACAGGTATTGCTTTTTAAAACACATACCTCCAAAGGATAGCTACATATATAAACCTCTTACTAAAGAGCCACTTATGGGAAAAATTGTTATATTAAATGATACATTAAGAGAGAAAGGACTCAAAGAAGGAGATACCGTTTGTTATAAGCCTGAGCAAGAATATGAGTTTAGAGTAGATGACGAAATTTTATGGAGGATGTATGACCATTCAATTACATTAAAATTATGAATACAAAAGAAACTAAATTAAAAATAATTGAAGCAGGTCATCAGGCAGTAGAGCAACTTATAAAGGTAGCAAAAGAAAAAATAATAAAACCTGACCCTGAAGATGATTTAGCTGCAGACAGATTAAAGAACGCAGCAGCTACAAAAAAACTTGCAATCTTTGATGCTTTTGAAATACTCAAAAGAGTTGAAGAGGAAAGAGAGATTCTTGAGGGAGGCACAAGTAATTCTAAGATAGATACAAAACAAGGGTTTGCAGAAAGAAGGTCTAAATAATATGTATAAGGTAGTCCAAGATTGGATACCTAAAAGCGTTGTAACCAACAAGAATAGAAATAAGTCTTGGATATATGGTTACAATCAACAGTACGATGTTATTATTATATCAAAGACCGGAGAGATAGGAGATGTAGTCGATATTGCATCACTTAAAATAGCTCTACCCAAAGAACCAAAAGAGTGTCTTCAAAGACACTCAGATAAAAAGAAACAGTATTGGGAAAGACAAGAGCTACCAAAACCTTTAAATAGAATATCATCCATCTTTCAGTGGAATGAAATGCCATCTGACTTCAAGTCAAGATGGGTGGATTATATAGAAGCTGAGTTTGACAATAGAGAGCTTGGCTTTTGGTTTATGAATAATGGTAAACCAACTTATATAACCGGAGCTCATTATATGTATTTGCAATGGACTAACATTGATGTTGGTTATCCTGAATACAGAGAAGCTAATAGATTATTATATATTTTTTGGGAAGCGTGTAAAGCAGACAAAAGAAGTTTCGGAATGATATATCTAAAAATTAGACGTTCAGGATTTTCTTTTATGTCTTCTTCAGAGTGTGTGAACACAGGTACTTTAGTTAAGGATTCTCGTGTAGGTATTTTATCTAAAACAGGAGCAGATGCTAAAAAAATGTTTACTGATAAAGTTGTTCCCATCAACAGTAGACTTCCATTCTTTTTCAAACCTATAATGGATGGAATGGATAAACCTAAAACAGAGTTAGCTTACAGAGTACCTGCGTCAAAGATTACTAAAAAGAATATGTATGATGTAGAAGATGATGAGATTCAAGGACTTGATACTACTATAGATTGGAAAAATACAGACGACAACAGTTATGATGGAGAGAAACTTTTGTTACTTGTACACGATGAAAGTGGTAAATGGTTGAAACCAAATAACATCCTTAACAATTGGCGAGTTACAAAAACCTGTTTGCGTTTAGGTAGTAAGATTATTGGCAAATGTATGATGGGGTCTACATCAAATGCGTTAAGCAAAGGTGGAGATAATTTTAAAAAACTATTTTACGATTCTGATATAACAAAACGAAACGCTAATGGTCAGACTAAAAGCGGTTTATATTCGCTATTCATTCCTATGGAATGGAATATGGAAGGATTCATTGACAGGTATGGAATGCCTGTTCTTGACAATCCTATTGAACCCATTGAAGGAGTAGATGGAGAATACATAGACCAAAGTGCATTGAACTATTGGGAGAATGAAGTTGAGTCTTTAAGGAACGACCCTGATGCATTAAATGAATACTATAGACAATTCCCACGAACTGAGTCTCACGCTTTTAGAGATGAAAGTAAACAATCATTGTTTAATTTAACTAAGATATACCAACAGATAGATTATAATGACGCAATGATTACAGAACAATATGTAACACGTGGTTCTTTTTCGTGGAAAAATGGAATCAAAGATACACAAGTAATTTTTTCTCCTGATAACAGGGGAAGGTTTTACATAACTTGGGTTCCAAATAAAAATTTACAAAACAACTATTACACTAAACACGGAGTTAGGTATCCGGGCAACGAACATATAGGTGCGTTTGGGTGTGACTCTTACGATATTAGTGGAACAGTTGGAGGTGTAGGTTCTAATGGAGCTTTACACGGATTAACTAAATTTAGTATGGAAGAGGCACCATCTAATGAGTTTTTTTTAGAATACATTGCAAGACCTCAAACGGCTGAGATATTTTTTGAAGACGTATTGATGGCTTGTGTATTTTACGGAATGCCTATATTAATAGAGAATAACAAACCAAGATTACTATACCATTTTAAAAACAGAGGGTACAGAGGATTTGCTATGAACAGACCTGATAAGATATTTACTAAACTATCTAAAACAGAAAAAGAGTTAGGAGGGATACCAAACTCAAGTGAAGATGTAAAACAAGCTCACGCTGCTGCAATAGAATCATATATAGAAAATTTTGTAGGTTTAAGGTCTGATGAAGATATGAGTTCAATGGCTTTTAATAGAACCTTAGAAGATTGGGCAAAGTTTGATATTAGCAACAGAACTAAATATGATGCTTCTATAAGCTCAGGTTTAGCAGTAATGGCTTGTCAAAAGCACCTTTATCAACCTGAAAGAAAAGAGTCAAGAATTATGATTAACTTTGCAAGGTATAGTAATACAGGCAAAACAAGTCAGATAATTAGATGAAAGATATTAAAATAAACATTTCATCTGCAGGATTTCCAAGTCAATTTGTGTCAGATGCAGAAAAAGCTACTGACGAGTATGGATTGATGATAGGTCAAGCTATTCAATATGAATGGTTTCGTAAAGACGGAAACGGTTGCAGATTCTATGACCAATGGCGAGAGTTTCATAGGTTAAGACTTTATGCAAGAGGCGAACAATCCATAAGAAAATATAAAGATGAATTAGCTATTGATGGCGATTTATCTTACTTAAACTTAGATTGGACTCCTGTTCCGGTAATTCCAAAGTTTGTTGATATTGTTGTCAACGGAATGGCAGACCGTTTATTTAAAGTAAAGGCATATGCACAAGATGCAATGTCTCAAGCCAAGCGTTCTAAGTATCAAGATATGATAGAAGGACAGATGGCAGCTAAAGACCAATTGGAAATTATTCAAAAGAAAAGTGGGTATGACCCATTTATAATGCCTTCAGAAGAACTTCCTAAAAGCGATGAAGAGCTTTCCCTGTATATGCAGTTAAACTATAAACCTGCAATTGAGATTGCTGAAGAAGAAGCAATCAATACTATATTAGATGAGAATCATTATATAGATTTAAGAAAAAGATTTGATTATGACCTTACCACATTAGGAATTGGTGTAGCTAAACATGAGTTCTTAAAAGGTTCAGGGGTTGAAGTTTCATATGTTGACCCTGCAAATATCGTTTACAGTTATACGGAGGACCCTCATTTTAAAGATTGTTTTTATTGGGGAGAAGTAAAAACTCTACCGATTACAGAGCTGCTTAAAATAGACCCTTCATTAACTACATCTGACTTAGAAGAAATATCTAAGTATAGTCAATCGTGGTATGACTATTACAATGTAGCACAGTTTTATGAGAATGATATTTTCTATAGAGATACTGTAACGCTTCTTTACTTTAATTATAAAACCACTCAAAAGATGGTTTATAAAAAGAAAGTAATGGCTACAGGTGGTAATAAAGTTATTGAGAAAGATGATAGTTTTGACCCACCGGTTGAAGTAATGGAAGAGGGTAACTTTGAAAAGTTTGAAAAAACTATTGACGTATGGTATGATGGGGTAATGGTAATGGGAACAAACATTGTTTTGAAGTGGGAACTTGCTAAGAATATGGTCAGACCAAAATCTACAAGCCAACACGCTTTACCTAATTATGTAGCAGTTGCACCAAGAATGTACAAAGGTGTGTTAGAGTCTTTAGTAAGACGTATGATTCCATTTGCGGATTTAATACAAATGACACACTTGAAGTTACAACAAGTTATTGCAAGAGTAGTTCCTGATGGAGTTTACATTGACGCAGACGGATTGAGTGAAGTTGACTTAGGAACCGGAGCTGCCTATAATCCTGAAGATGCATTAAGATTATATTTCCAAACCGGTAGTGTGATTGGCAGAAGCTATACTCAGGATGGAGATTACAATCAAGGTAAAACTCCTATTCAACAACTTACTTCAAACTCAGGTGCATCAAAAACACAAATGCTTATTACTAATTATAATCATTATTTGAATATGATTAGAACCGTAACAGGACTTAATGAAGCACGAGACGCAAGTACACCTGACCCTAACTCTTTAGTAGGTCTACAAAAACTTGCAGCATTAAATTCAAATGTAGCTACAAGACATATACTCGATGGTAGCTTGTATATATTTAGAAGTTTAGCAGAAGCTCTTACTTATAGAGTAGCTGATATTTTAGAATATGCAGACTTTAAGGATGACTTTGCTAATAAAATTGGAAAGTATAATGTTTCATTATTAAATGAAATAACTGACCTATACATATATGACTTTGGTATATTCATTGAAGTAGCACCTGACGAAGAACAAAAAGCTCAACTTGAGCAAAACATTCAAATGGCATTGTCTAAACAAGATATTAATTTAGAAGACGCTATTGACATTAGAGAAATTAAAAATCTAAAACTTGCTAATCAGTTGTTGAAATTAAAACGTCAACAAAAGAAAGATAGAGAAGAGCAGATGAAAATGCAGCAACAAGCAATGACTGCACAACAAAATCTAAAGTCTCAAGAGATGGCTGCACAATTAGCTATGAAGAAACAAGAGATGGAGCTTCAGGGTAAGATGCAGTTAAAACAAGCAGAGATTGCATTTGAAATCGAAAAGATGAATAATGAAGCTAAGTTAAAATCTCAATTAATGGCGGAAGAGTTTAATTACAATCAGCAGTTGAGAAACATTTCAGAAACTGCTTTACAACAGAGAGAATCAGAAAGAGAAGGAGCAAAAGAAAAAAGAATCTCTCAACAAAACACACAACAGTCAAAATTAATTAATCAACGTAAAAACAATTTGCCACCTCAAGTATTTGAATCAAATGAGGATAGTTTAGACGGCTTCGATTTAGCCGAGTTTTCTCCAAGATAACTGAATAAAATGAACAAAAATTTATTATTAACTTTGTATAAAATTAAATCAAATGGAAATTAAAGTAAGAGCAGTTGAGGGAACTGAACAAAAATCCCAAGCAGAAATAGAAGCAAAACTATTAGAAGATGCCGAAGCTAAAAATGAGGCAACTAACGTGGAGAGAGTGGAAGTTAGCAACGAGAGTTCCACCCCCACAGAAAAGCAAGAAGGTGTACAGTCGGAAGACGAAGCACCAAAAGAAACAACTCAACCCTCAGAGTTAAAAGAGGAAGACGTTCTTTCATTTATTAAGAATAGATACGAAAGAGATTTTACATCGGTAGACCAACTGTTTGACCAAAAGGAATCAAACGAGGAACTACCCGAAGATGTAAAGGCTTATTTCGAATATAAAAAGACTACAGGTAGAGGAATGGATGATTATGTAAAACTTAATCGAGATTTTTCTACTATGGAGGAAGACCAACTTTTGTCTGAATATCTTATTTCAAGTGGCGAAGCTACAGATTTAGAAGATGTAGATGTCCTAATGGATGACTACAGATTTGATGAAGAGCTTGACGAGCAAAAGGATATAAAGAAAATAAAGTTGGCAAAGAAAAAAGCTATTGCTAAAGCTAAAAAGTTTTTTACGGAGCAAAAGGAAATGTACAAACAACCCCTTGAGTCAAGTACGGTTGGAGTTTCTGAAGAGCAACAAAAAGAACTTGATAGCTATAAGCAGTATTTAGCTGAGGCTAAAAGCAACCAAGAGGAGTTGCAAAGAAGAAGAGATTGGTTCGTCAATAAGACGGATGAAGTATTTCAGGATTTCAAAGGTTTTGATTTCAATATAGGAGATACTACTTTGACTTTCAATCCGGGCGAAGCTGATAAAATTAAGAGTGCTCAATTGGATACTAATTCTTTTATAAAGAAATATGTAGACGAAAAATCAGGACTTGTTAATAATGTCAGTGGATACCACAAAGCGTTAGCCGTAGCAATGAATCCGGACAAATTTGCTTCGTTCTTTTATGAGCAAGGCAAAGCTGATGCAACGGAAAGTGTAACACGTAAAATGAAGAATGTCGATATGACAGAACGTAAAGCACCGCAGTTGTCAAGCCGTAAGGATGGTTTGCAAATTAGGTCTATTTCCACAGCGAGTGGAAGAGGCTTAAAGATTAAAAGTAAAAAATAGTAAAGTTTAAAAATTTAAAAATTAGAAATTATGGCAGGTAATTTTACAGGTCCCGGTTTTGACCTTCAGCCATCCGCACAACAAGTGCCATTGGCAACAAACTACATCCAAAATTTCGACTTCTTGAATCAGTATCTTCCTGATACATATGAAAAAGAATTTGAAAGATATGGAAACAGAACGATTAGTTCGTTCTTGAGATTAGTAGGAGCAGAGCTTCCTTCTAATTCAGATTTAGTAAAATGGGCAGAGCAAGGTAGACTTCACGTGAAGTATTCAGAAGTTGGTTCGGCTGCAGCACAAGGTGCAGGAGAAGCAGTATTCCAAATTAATGACCCGGCTGCTCCGGCAAACACGGTAACTACAGGACAGAATCCATTCTCAGCACAAGGCGGTATCGCACTTAGAGAAGGACAAACTGTTGTTGTACACCAAAATGACGGTTCAGGCGAGAACAAAGGAATCGTAACTGATGTTGACTTAACTGTTTCTCCAATCACTGCGACTGTTGCTTTTTATGAAGCAGGTGGTCTTGTGACTGCAGGTACAGGTGCAGGTAACTCAGATGTAACTATCTTTATCTATGGTTCTGAATTTAAAAAAGGAACTGTTGGAATGGATGGTTCACTTGAGTCTGATGACTTCATTTTCGAAAACTCTCCAATCATTATCAAAGATAAGTATGCAGTATCAGGTTCTGATATGGCACAAATTGGTTGGATTGAAGTTACAACTGAAAACGGAGCAACAGGATACCTATGGTATATGAAGTCTGAGCACGAAACAAGATTGCGTTTCGATGACTATCTTGAAACTGCAATGGTAGAAGCAGTTCCTGCAGAAGCAGGTTCAGGTGCAGCTACTGCAGCGACAAACCCTAACTTTGGTAACAAAGGTTCAGAAGGTATTTTCTACACAGTTGGACAAAGAGGAAATCTTTGGACAGGTGGTGTGCCTGATGCATTAGCAGATTTTGATACTATTATCGGAAGGCTTGATGCTCAAGGTGCGATTGAAGAAAATGTTATTTTCTTGGATAGAGATTTCGGTTTTGCAATTGACGATATGTTGGCTGCTCAAAACTCTTATGGTGCAGGTGGTACTTCTTTCGGATTGTTTGACAATGACGAAGAAATGGCACTTAACTTAGGATTCTCAGGATTCCGTAGAGGATATGACTTCTATAAGACTGATTGGAAATATCTAAACGACCCAACAATGAGAGGTGGTTTAGCAGTTGGAGCACCCGGTGTTGGTGGTTCAGGTGCAATCAACGGTCTTCTTGTTCCTGCAGGTTCTACATCTGTGTATGACCAAGTTCTTGGTAAAAATGCTAAGAGACCTTATCTACACGTAAGATATAGAGCTTCAGAAACTGAAGATAGACGTTATAAGACTTGGATTACAGGTTCTGCAGGTGGTGCAGCTACAAGTAGCTTAGATGCTATGGAGGTACACTTCCTATCAGAAAGATGTGTTTGTACAATGGGTGCAAACAACTTCGTACTGTTTGAAGATTAATATGTTTTGAAAGGGGGAGTGTCTTTGAAGACACTCCTACCTTTTTTATTGTTTAAAATCAAATTGAATAAAAATGAAATTTGAATTAAAAGATAGAGTTTATAAACTCACAAGAGACCGAGCACCTTTATCGTGTATTATTCCTTCACGAAGCTCACGAAACGCAGCCTTATTACACTTTGATGAGGAGAAAGGAATTAACCGTGCAATAAGATATTCCATAAATCAAAAGAGTTGTTTTGAAGATGAACAAGACGGTAATGTTGTAGTTACCCCTGTTATCTTTGAAGATGGAATGTTACGTGTTCCAAAAAATAATCCCGTATTACAAGAATTTTTACATTACCATCCTTTGAATGGTAGAAAGTTTGTAGAGGTAGATTATGGTAAAGACGCACAGGAAGAGGTTGACCAACTTAATGCAGAAGTAGACGCATTGGTAGAAGCTAAATCTCTAAGCATAGAACAACTTGAAAACATAGGAAGAGTTGTCTTCACTAAAGATGTAAGTACAATGACTACATCTGAACTACGTAGAGACATCTTGGTTCTTGCAAAGAAAAATCCTGAAGCGTTTTTGAACTTAATTTCTGACCCAAAACTAAAATTACATTCTACTGTACAACAGTTTTTTGACGCAAAACTTCTTTCATACAGAAACAAAAAGCGTGATGTATATTTTAACTTGGAAGGAAACAAAAAGAAATTAACTACAATTCCGTTTGGTGCTGACTCCATTGAGTATTTAGCAGATTGGTTTCAATCCGATGACGGTGTTGACACATTAGTTTTTTTAGAGAAACAATTGTAGTGAATTAGTCTATTGTCAAGAAGGGGGGTTTAACGACCCCTCTTTTTTTTTGTGTATCTTTGTAACAAAGTATTTACAGATGATAAATTCGGTTAGGAACACAGTATTGTCTATACTTAATAAAAATAATTACGGATACATTTCTCCCTCTGATTTTAATTTGTTTGCCAAACAAGCACAGTTAGATATATTTGAGGATTATTTTTATCAGTATAACTATCAGCTTAATAAAGAAAACCAAAGAGCGTCAGGTACAGGATATGCTGATATTACTAAAGGTTATGAAGAAGTGATAAACATTTTTTCAGAAACCAAGTTTCTATTGCACAATGTAAATAACAAATTTTTTACACCAAGTTTAGTCACTACAAATGATGACTATTACCTTTTAAATAAAGTATTAGTTTACACTCGACTATTAACATCAGGTGTAAATACCGCAACACAGTTAGGAGCTTTAGTAGATAATAACGCTAACTTTGTAGCAGCAGGAGTACAGGTTGGAGATATAGTGGGAAACACCACAAATAATCAAACTGCATTTGTTTCTAATGTTACTATAAGTACACTTATCTTGGTAGATGAGTTTGGAAATGCTGCAGACATATTTGCCAACTTTCCTGAAGGCTATGTAATATATGATGATAGTGTTGTTAACGAAGCTGAAAAGGTAACGCAAAGTAAAATTACAATGCTTAACAATTCTTTGTTAACTGCTCCATCTACAATGTTTCCTGCATATACTCAGCAAGAACCTGTTTTATCTTTATTTCCTGCAAGTATAAATACTATCGGTGCAGTTCTATGTCAATACATAAGGTATCCAAATGACCCCAAGTGGACATATATTAACCTTTCAGGTGGAGAGCCTACGTTTGACCAATCGCAACCGGACTTTCAAGATTTTGAGTTAACTATATCTGATGAACCAACATTGGTATTGAAGATATTGCAGTATTCAGGTATGTCAATAAGAGAAGTATCTGCGGTGCAGTTTGCTCAAGGATTAGAACAAAAAGAAGACCAAGACGAAAAATAATAAACTATGCCTTATATATCACAATATCAGTATTACGAAAATGGTGGGAACGCACCCGAAAACGAAAATTGGGGTTCTTATCAATATGTTTCGTTGTACGATATAGTTAACAACTTTATGTTGATGTATGCAGGTAATCATTCTTTAATTAACAACGAGGAAAGATATAAGGTTTTATTTCACGCAAAACGAGGAATACAAGAACTAAATTATGATGCGTTTAAAGAAATAAAAATTTTACAACTTACTGTATGTAACACATTAAGGTATGTGCTTCCATCAGACTTTGTTAATTGGGTTAGAATATCTGTGTATAAAAACGGTTTGCTCTATCCTTTGACTGAAAACATACAAACAAATTGGAGCAGTGCTTATCTACAAGATAATGACTGTAGAATTTTATTTGACCAAGATGGGAACGCATTAAGTCCTCAGTATTCAAACATAGATGTTGATAGAATAATGGGTAGTAAAAAATCCATATACCTAAATGCTAACAATCCGTTTCACGGATATGAAGGGTATTGTTGTGATGGGATGTGGTATTTTGATTATGAGATAGGTGCACGTTTTGGTTTGAACACTGAAACGGCAAACGCAAACCCTACTTTCAAGATTGACAAAAAAGGTGGAGTAATAAACTTTAGTTCGGATATGGCTAATCAAAGTGTTATTCTCGAATATGTATCTGATGGAATGGAAAATGGAGACAATACAGAAATCAGTGTAAATAAATTATTTGAGGATTACATATATGCTTATATAGAATATGCCATACTTAACTCTAAGTTAGGAGTGCAAGAATACATTGTTGCAAGAACAAAAAAGAGACGAGCTGCACTTTTAAGAAACGCAAAAATTAGAATGAGTAACATACATCCGGGAAGACTCTTAATGAATTTAAGAGGTCGGGATAAATGGCTAAAGTAATATGGCTAACGTACAAAGAAACTTTATAAAAGGTGTAATGAATAAAAGTCTCGATGAGAGACTTTTGCCTAATGGTCAATACGTTGACGCATTAAACGTACGTTTAGGTTCTACAGAAGATTCTGAAATAGGTTCTGTAGAAAACAGTAAAGGTAACTCTCAACTTACCTCTCTTGAATACAACGGAAATGTAGTTGGTCAAACAGGTCAAGCCAAATGTATTGGTGCTTATGAAGACGGTGCAAATGAAACTTTGTATTGGTTTGTTCACGACCCTGATTTTCAATCGAGTCCTACAAAAAAAATTGATTTAATAGTTTCTTTAAATGTACAAACAAATGTATTGACATACCACATTATAAGCGTGGATGATGGGGGTGGTATCAATACAACTTTAAATTTTAACGACACATATTTAATCACAGGTGTAAATCTTGTAGACAACACACTATTGTTTTTTACTGATGATTTGAATCCTCCTCGTGTAATAAACAGAACTAAAAACTACCCTAACCCTGTAGCGTTAGTAGATGGGTTTACACCTAACTCTATTCTTGTTATTAAAAAACCACCTTTAAATTCTCCTAATGTAGTAGCTCAACCCACTTCTTCTCAGAACAATTTTTTAGAAGATAGGTTTGTTTGCTTTGCATACAGATACAAATATGCAGATGGAGAATACTCTGCAACTTCACAGTTTTCAAACCCTGCGTTTTTACCCGGTGCATTTGATTATAGTTTTGCTACAGGATTAAATGAGGGTATGTTAAACATTGCAAATCAAGCTGCCATAGAATATAATTCAGGAGATGATTTGGTTGTAGGTATAGATTTATTGTGGAAGGACAATGCCACAGGATTAATACGTGTAATAGAAAAGTTAGATAAAAGTGTGTTAGGCTTAATTAATAACACCAACTATACTTACACATTTAGCAACAGTAAAGTATTTACAGTTCTACCTGATAGTGAAATTTTAAGATTATATGATAATGTTCCACGTTTAGCACAGGCTCAAACTATTATGGGCAACAGGTTAATGTATGGAGATTATTTAGAGCAATATAATTTAGTATCAAAATCAGGGTTTCCACTTAACTTAGATTATACAGTAGAAAAAATATCTGCTGATGTTGGATTGTCTGAATTAGAAGATGAACTAACGACAGGTAATTATTTAATAGATGGTAATCAATCTTCAAACAATGCGGTAATTACTTTCAAAGACATAGGTACATTTGACTTAAAAGCCGGTGGTTCTCTCGACTTTCAAATAGTTTTTGAGCATTCTGCATTCTCAGGTCAAGCACCTTTCCCTACACAAGAAACAGGACAGTCTGAGATAAACTTTCAATATGTTTTACCTCAAGATTTTGCAAGTGCTTTTGAACTCGCAACAAGTACAGACTTTATTGAGAAAGTAGGAACCATAACTAACATTGAGCCTGTTTCAACGTCTTGTGATGGAAGTACCTTTACGGATTTATTTAATTGTATCATCCCTCAAACATTAGACACTTTAGAAAAATATGAAAGCGGTATAGACGCAGTGGGAGAACCAATTAGAATTATTTCAAGTCCGGGTTCAGATGATATAGGTTTCCAACTACTTGCAATGAGTTTTGTAGACGACCCTACAGGAGCTGCTATAACTCAAACTGTGTATGAATACTATAGTGTAATAAGTGCAGGTGGAACATACCAAGAATTAGGAGACCCAAAAAGTTTACATAGTAACAGAAGTTACGAGGTTGGCATAATTTATATGGATGAGTTTAATCGTGCCACAACCGCATTAGTGAGTGATAACAATACTATTCACGTTCCTTGTTCAGATTCAGAACGTGCAAATTCAATTAGAGTAACTATCCCTCCAACACAACAAGCTCCTGAGTGGGCACGTAGATATAAGTTTTGTATAAAAGCAAACAAAGAAAATTACTTTAATGTGTTTTCTTCTTTCTTTTTCAGAGACCCAACAACTTCAGCAGATTACTTTTTATTAGAAGGTCAAAACTCTCGTAAAGTAGAGGAGGGAGATATACTTACAGTAAAAGCAGACACAAATGGACCTTTACGTAGATGTGCTAATGCAACAGTATTAGAAAAGAAATCACAAGCTGCAGACTTTTTAGGAACTGAAGATGAAGGAGCTCCACCTCTTGACCCCGATGGTGCGGTCATCCCTATACCGGCAGGAGTGTATATGAAGTTGAGGGCTAATGAGTTTTCTACTACAGTACCTGAATTACCTACAGTAAACTTTGGAGAAATAAGTAGTAAAGGAAGTGGTTGTAGAACTGTTCGCTATCCTATACAAATAGAAGACCCTCAGACTGCCGGTACTTTTATTGATTACACGATACCTGCAGGTAGTAGAATTAGAATCGTTATTGACAACTACAGAAGAGGTAACACAGATAAACCATTTGGTGGAGTAAGTAAAAAAATATGGTTTGTAGATGCAACTTTTACTGCTTCTCAAGACTATCCAAATTTTAGAGATTGGTTTAATGGAGACAATGTATCATTGGCTTTAGAACAACAAAGCGATAATGAAGGAACAGGTGTTTCCGGACCAAACTACAACCCTGTACTTGACGGAGCTTTGGGTAGTTGTGAAGCAAGTGAAATCTCTTGTGTGTTTCAAACTGCTGCTGCTTCAGGACAAGATACAGACACTTTCACAGTAAAAAGCTCAAAAGGTTATTCAGGTAGTAATAAAAACGCAAGGTTAAAAGTAAGAATAGAGGTTTTAAGAAGCACCTCTTTTATTGCTTTTGAAACAGAACCTCAAGACGCTCAACCTGATGTTTGGTTCGAAAGCTCACAATCTTATGAAATTGCTCAAGCAAATAGTTGTGTGTTTACATTTGACGTATCAGGAGCAGAAACAAATCCTATACAATTTGACTATACAGATTTAGCAGGACTTCCTGCATCTGTAATTTTACAACCGGGAACAAACGGACAAGCAGTTGGAGAGTGTGGCTCTGCTTCTATAAACCCATCTACTCCGGCATCTCAAGCAACCACAACAATTACAAGTGCATCTCAAGCTGAAGGAACGCATCTTGGTAACGTACAAAATCAAACTACAACAGACCCTGCAATTATAGACACGGCATTCTTTAACTGCTATGCTTTTGGTAATGGAGTTGAAAGCTATGTTATTAGAGATGCTATCGCTAAAAATGAAATAGCTTTAGGAAACAGAGTTACATCTACATCTGCTCAAGACTATCAAGAAATTAGAAGGTTTTCAGATATTACATATAGCGGTGTATTTAATGACGAATCAAACGTCAACAAACTAAATGAGTTTAACTTAGGTTTATTAAACTTCAAATCATTAGAAGAAACCTATGGTCCTATCTATCTTATAGATGGAAGAGAAACAGACATATTGGTTTTACAGGAAGATAAAATATCTTATGTTTTAACCGGAAAAAATTTATTATCCGATTCAACAGGGGGTGGAAGTGTATCTTCTGTACCTGAAGTGTTGGGTACTCAGATAGCTCGTATTGAAGAATATGGTATTAGCTTTCATCCTGAAAGTTATGCTAAATGGGGAGCTAACAAATTCTTTACTGATGCCAAGCGAGGAGCAGTTATTCAGCTGAGAGGTTCATCTGCACAAAACGAACAATTGTCCGTAATATCTGAAGCAGGGATGCGTGGTTGGTTTAGGGATTTATTTTCTTCATCTTTTAATACACAAAAATTAGGTGGGTTTGACCCATATATGAATGAATATGTATTAAGCTCAAACACTGAGCTTGTGCCTGAAATTGTTGAATGTATTGATTGTGGTATATCGAGAACTGTTATAGCAACAATCACACAAGATGTAAACTTCTGTGTAAATGTAGGTGCATTGGTTGGAGACTCAATAGTTACATATAATGTTATTGGTGCTAATCAAGACAACTTTAGCATATCTGCTACGTATGACGGAACCACAGTAACTTCCGGTCCAACAGGAGTTTCAGGAAGTCTTACTGTAGTTAAAGATGATATTGCAGTTGATGAAGTAGAAATACAAGTTACATCTACCGGTTCTACGCAATTAGAAATTACAGTCGAGTGTCCGTTTGCTCAAGAAATAACTATAATTCAAGTTTGTTACTCTCTTGATGCGGATGCCGGAGAATTTATTCATAATGAATATAGGTGGGCAGATGGAGCATTTAACTCTCCATTACAATCTGAGCAAGTAGAATTAGTATCGGGTGTAAGCAACCCACTTATTTCTCAATACTCACAAGTTACAGGACCACAAGGCGGAGGATTTATTCCGGCTGATGGTGCTACTATTAGTATAATATCTAACAGAATACCTCCTATTGATGACTATGTATTTGACCCTGCAGTTGATGAGCTTAGATATTTAAGAACCAACACGTTCTTTGCTAACACTCCGAATGATATGGCTGCATTACTTACTGCTTCAAACAATGCAACTCCGATTACAGGAGGACCAAATCAATTTGAAGCACAATTCACTATGCCGTCAACTAATGACGAGTATTTGTATTTAATATACAATTATCGTAGAGCTACAGAAGTTCAATTATGTGCAGGTACAAATATATTCTCAGTTTGTTGCGAGTGTACTGAAGAGAATTTAATTGTAAGACAATGTCGTCAAGATGTTCCTGCGGTAAGTAATCAATATATAATAGCTCAAACTGCCGGTTTAGTTCCCGGAGTGTTTGTAACTATTGACCAAGCTGATTCTGATTGTGTATTTGAAGTTATTACCACAACTGAAGACAGTGTGAATGCTACTGTAACTTCAGTAAGAAACGACATAACAGATTGTGATGAAGTCTGTCAGCAGTATATAATTACAAACAATAGCACAACAAGTTCGTTAGGAGCTACATATGTAGACTGTGATGACGATGATGTTTCATTTGCATTGAATCCTCAACAATCCGAAACGGTGTGTGCCAAAGTGTTTAACATCACTCCCGGTCCGGGCATAAATTACTCTATAAGTCTACAAAATTGTGAATGTCAAACCCCTGAGCCACCTAATAATTTTGACGTAAGACAATGTAGATTAGATGGTGTGATAGTAAATGAAGTTGTTTCAGGAATACCGGGTGTACAAACAGGCTCGTTTGTAACCCTTACTTCTCCGGCAGATTGTGTATATGAAGTGTTGGGTCAAACAGGTCAAACTCCAAGTGCAAGTATAAATCAACTATTAAACATTACATCTTGTACAGATGTATGTCAACAATACACAGTATTCAATAATAGTCCTGACCAATCTCACACTCTTGATTTTATTACTTGTGAAGATGAGGGAGACCAAGTTGTTGTTGGTATTGGTCAAACAGTAGTGTTATGTATGAAGGATATTATTGGAACTCCTTCTGCGGAACTTGACATAACTTTAGACAACTGTCTGTGCAATCAAAACTTTTATGACGCTCAACTTTGTGAGATAAGTGCAGTCACTGATGTCCCTCTAAATGTTGACCCTCTTGTTGTTGTGGCAGACCCAAATAATGAATTAGCGATAGGATACCACGTATTTATTAATGGTTGTACCTATGAAATACAAGCTACTTCAAGTGGTCCTGCAACCGCTACATATTCTTCGTTTAGTGCTTCATTTAATTGTAATGACGCTTGTAATACTTATTTAATAAATAACGTAACCGCATTCACGTGGACATTAAATTATAAAGATTGTAACGGAGCTTCTCAAACCGAAAACATATCTCCGGGTGCAACAATAGATAGATGTATAAGCGAATGGACAGGAGGACAACCTGCAGGAGTTGTGATTAGACATAAATCTTGTGGTTGTAATTTAGAACAAAACTTAGTTTTAAGAAAGTGTAGAGAAGATGGTGTAATTACAGAAGTTATTGCTCCGAACGACACAGGTGCTATAGTTGTAGGAGACTTTGTTATCATAGCAAGTGACCCTGATTGTCCTTATGAAGTGGTTGAAGTAACTTTTGATTTTCCAAATGCAACAATACAAGGCTCACTAAGTATAACAGATTGTAGTGATGTTTGTCAAACTTACACATTAGAAAATACAACTAACAGTGTAAAAGCGTTAGAGTACAAAGACTGTAATGGTGTAACTACAGGTACTTCTATAGACCCTTTTAGCACTATTACTCTTTGTTTAACTGAAATGGTAACAGACCCAACTATTGATTGGTTAAATATAAATCTTGTTGGATGTTCTTGTTTAAATATAAAAATTCAACAGTGTAGATTAGATGGAGTTGTTGAGCAAGAGATTTTGACCAACACTCTCAACGCAAGTGTAGGAGACTTTATATCTATTGATGCTGACCCTAATTGTGCTTGGGAAGTAATCGAGTTAACTATTGATGGAGTTACAGGTCCTGATGCAGTGGCTTTACTAAACATAAACGACTGTAATGAAGTTTGCCAAACTTACACTTTAACAAATGTAGGCACCGGTATAATTTCAGTTACTTATATTGATTGCGATAACAATTCACAAACCATTGGTGTTGAAGCAGGAATCCCTCAAACCATCTGTGCTAAAGATATAACTAATGTACCTGATATTACAGTTGCTTTAACTGATTGTACTTGTACAATTGTTCCAAACGACAAATGGTTAATTCAACTTTGTTTAGACTCTGTATTATTCCCTTCAGGTGGAATAACTAAGGTAATAGAGGCTCCAAGCGGTTTGCTTTCTGTAGGAGATTTTGTTTCAATACAAAACTTTAGTCCTCAACCACCTCAACCAAACAATGCAGACTGTGCGTGGCAGGTTATTGGAACTTCTGAAAGCAATCCAACTGAAACACTTAAAAACAAATTAAGTATAACTGATTGTACAGACAACTGTGTAACTTACGCATTTGCTCTTAATCAAGGTGCTCAACCTGTAACAATAGAATACATAGATTGTGACGGTAATACGCAAATAAATACTCTTGTTAGTGGACAACCACAACAAAACTTTATTTGTCTGAAGTCTGTTGTTTCTCTATCAGGAGACACAAATAACTTAAACGCTTCTCTTTATAATTGTGGATGTTTGACTAAAAAACAACTTCTACTTTGTGAGGGAGGTACAACTTCTGCTCCTGTTCCAACTCAATCCGTAATAGTGGATGACCCTACATTTGCTATTGACATAGG